ATCTTCTAGTTGAGTATTGTCTACGTTGATCTCCAACACAGGTGCACCTAGTGCACGCAAAGCGTATTGTTTTAATTGTTCTCTAGATGCGACAGCCATGTGTTTATCCTAGTTCGTTGTAGAACTATTTATTATTCCCAAATAACTTGAGGGCGATTTGGAATAACTGCATCTTCTGTTGGAGAGATCGCAATTTCTCGTAAGATTCTACGATATTCTAACCAATCATCTTTATTAGATAAAGAAACGTCGCTTGCGAAAATCCAATCACATGCCGCTAACATAGTTTTGGCAACTTGTTCATTTTCTAACAATTTATCGACTGTGATTTGTTCTGGTTCTACTTTTTCAACATGAATCCATTTATCAAAATCCCAAATAATTTCATATCCGAATTTATCTTCTGGTGGTTTAGTAGCCGTAGCATTTGATGGAATAAGAAATACTCCTGTTTCCAATGGAGATTCATCGGCAGTTTCTTCGCCCATGTATACTCTAGTTTCATAGTGGTAGTTATATACTTTCATTTATCTTAACCTTAATATTTTATACAAATTAAAAGAGCTCTATTACGTGGGCGGATTTCAGCAGTATCCCATTTACCACCTAATGACGCTGAAGGGGCTGACCATCTACCTGCGAATGTTGATCCATTATAACTGGTGGTGCTTTTACCCCAATAAGATTCTCCATGAGTATATGAGTAGGTATTCATACCAACATTCATTACGTAGAAACCTTTCCAGTCATAATCTTCAAAAAATCCAAATGACCGACCAGAGTTGACTCCACGCCCATCATCCCAACCGCGAAGAAATTCTCCACGTAGATCTGGAAGATTAAAAGTAGTTGAGCCATTACCGCCACCGAAATATGAGCCCATTATGGCAAATAAATCTGAGTATGTGTCACGACTAATTTCTGCACCGTTGCACTTTAACCAACCTGCTGGCGCTGATGAGTTTGCAAAGTATGATACCATACCTGCGGGTTGTACTTGAGTAAACGTTCTGGCTTGGGGCATTTTAATATTTGATGCAGGCTAGCATCGCTCTGTTGCGTGGACGAATTTCACTTGTGTCCCATTTAGCACCAAGTGATGCAGCTGGCGCAGCCCAAGCGCCAGCAAAAGTTGATCCATTATATCCACTAGTACTCTTACCCCAGTATTGTTCACCGTGGTTATACGAATATGTGTTTTGGCCAACGTTTTGAACATAAAAACCTTTCCAGTCATAATCTTCAAAAAATCCAAATGACCGACCAGAGTTGACTCCACGCCCATCATCCCAACCTCTTAAAAACTCGCCTCTTAGATCAGGTAAGTTAAAAGTAGTTGAGCCATTACCGCCACCAAAGTATGTTCCAAGAACTGCGAATAAATCAGAATATACTGTTCTACTAATTTCTGCACCGTTGCACTTTAACCAACCTTCAGGTGCACCAGAGCTTGTGAAGAAAGCAACCATACCTGCTGGCTGCACTTCAATAATCGATCTTGCTTGAGGCATTATTTAAGTTCCTTCAATGCGTTAATTTCTTGGCGCAATTCTTTGATACCTTCAACTAATAAAGGAATTAGTCTTTCATATTGCACAGTTAGATAGTTCTCGCCAGAGATACTTGAGCCATCTTGGGCAATATCAAACGGTGCTGGTTTAACAGCTTGCGGTTGTACTGCGTTAACGTCACCTGCATACAAACCAACTTGTTCAGAGTAATCGTTATACCCGAACTGTTCAGCTAGTTTACTTTGAGTGTACACTACGCCAGTCAGTTGATCAATTTTATCAAGCGCATGTTCAATTCTATATAGCTCGTCTTTTAGACGCTTATCTGAATAGTACGCTGTGATGTTACCAACGGCTCTAATTTCTCCAGCTGTTCCAGAAGCGGCAGTACCAACTCCAAGAGAAGCTGCTTGTCCATTACCCGAAGCCACCATAGAACCAGTGGCAATACTAGTTGCCGTAACTGCGTCAAAGATAGGAGTAATAACACCTTTTGATGCTTTTGTTAATGCCATTTCTATTTCCTAATTATGGTTTTGGGTATTTATTTTTTACAGATTGGATAATCGCTAACATAGCTTCTGCTTGTGCACCACCCTTCCATAAAGCGTCTAGTTGATCACCGATTGATGGATATTCTGCAGCTCTTGATTCTTTATATAATTCATTCTTTTGACGGTCTACTTCTTCTGAGATTTCAGTTGGTGTAGGTTTAGTTTTAGGGTCATTATCTAACCAATCTAGATAAGGGATATCTAGAACTTGGTTACCTGACTCATCTTTAGTGAAAGAGAATTTCTTTCCTGGTCTGATAGCTTTAATAGCTTTTACAATTTCATTCATTATGATATCCTTAATAATAGATAACAATACAACCAGAACCACCAGTACCACCTTGGCTGTTACCTGCAGGTTGAGCGCCCATTGCTGTTGGTGTACCATGTTCAGGCGCAAACCCTTGCAGGTCTTGATCCCAGTAGTATGCCGGAGTTGCATAAGATGCTGTATATAATTCTCCTAGGATTACCCTAGTCGGGTGAATATACCCAGAACCACCGCCACCACCACCCATAGTGTCGTCTTCAACGTAAGAACCACCAGAACCACCATAATATCCGCCGCCACCACCACCACCATATGCGTTAGCTTGTCCACCTTGGAACTTAGAACCTGCATTGCCACCACCAACGCCACCTGCGGATTGTGTGCCACCGCGACCACGATAACTGTAATAACCATCATATTGCGCAGCGCCATCTTGACCAATCAAGCCTCCACCGCCACCACCAAAGTTTCCTGGGCCAGCTCGAGAAGCTCCACCGCCCCCGCCACCACCAGATACCATAACTTCATTACCCGAAGAAATAACACTGTCAAAAATTGCAGTATAACCACCACCGCCAGAACCATACGATCCAGAAGTTGATCTAATGCCACCACCACCGTATCCACTAAACGCATCAACAGCACGGCCACCCTGACCAACAACCATAGCTATTACCTGCCCTGGTGTTACAGTAATGATACCGCGAGTGTGACCGCCACCGCCACCTGGTGAACCTTGAGACCAACCACCATATGATCCGCCACCGCCACCAGCACCCCACATTTTAACATAGATTGAAGTTACACCCGCTGGTACTGTCCAACTTTGTCCACCGCCTGTCATACCAAATGTAACTCTATTCTTACCAACTAAAGAAATATATGCTGCAGTGGAAATCCATTGCCCGTTATAATAATATTCCATCGCGTTAGTGACAGTATTAAAACGCTGTAGAACTTCTGAAGTTGTTGGGCGCTGTGAAGTTGTACCATATGGCACAAACATAGCTCCAGTTCCAGTTGCAGAAGTATCAACGATTGACTTGCTAGTTGAACCTGCCGCAATTTTAGAAATAGTCACAGCGTTATCTTTGATTCTATTTGTAGAAATAGAATCAGCTGCAATCTTAGATTCTGTTACTGAACTATCTGATGGCGTTATAGTAATACCTTGCGTTCCAATTGCAACACATTCAATCGCAGAACCACTAGGCGGTGCTTCTGTAAACGTGATAACGTTGTTACTAATACCATAAGTTGTGGAATGTTGTTTAATACCATCAATTGTAACAATTAATGATGCAGGAGTTGGTGGTTTCTTTGATAGTGTGAATGCTACTTGGGAACCAGTACCAACGAATTGGTCTGCTGTATATTGTGAATACTTTGGAGCTTTTTGTCCTGATAATAGAGCCATTGTTTAACCTTTTGGATATTTTTCTTTAATAGCTTGAATTTTAGCAGCCATCTCTTCTGGAAATAGTCCAGCTTTAAATAATGCGTCTAATTGATCGCCAATTGAAGGATATTCTTTAATTCTTTTATCTTTATATTGTAAAGATTCTAAACGAGAGACCTCGTCTAAAATTTCTTGTTTAGATGGTTTAGATGATATATTTTCTTCTAACCAAACAATACCTTCATAAACGCCATTTTCAATATACCACTTTGATCCTGGTCTTAAATTTTGTAGTGCTTCCGCTATCATTGTTTGAACTCCAAAATATACATAAATCTATTACCCCATCCATTGTTTACCTCACCTGTACCACCATATGGTTGAACCCACATAGTGAACGTTGAAGCATTTGTATTATTTGCAGGTGTTATCGTATGGCACAAAACGTTATTATGATGGTTTACTTGGTCACCCTTATAATCGAAATATAAGTCACCACGGTTATATGATCCATTAACATTACTACCATCTCTTCTAATTTTACCAGACATAGCATATGAAGCTACCATGCGACATTGATGTTCGGCGTGTATATACAGTAGACTGTTTGCAAATTTTGGAGTATATGTTATGGATAACTGAGTTTGATAATCAGTATCACTAGCGATTAAAACATAGTTATCATTAGACGGTTGAACTACCGTATACGCAATACCAACAACAGTCCCACCAACAAGGTTTGCTAAAGACACTCCACTGTTTGCTATTTTTGTTGAAGTGATTGATCCATCTGGAATAGATGATATTGGTATTTGCCCAGAACTATTTGGTGCTAACTTAGCAATGTTTCTAGCGATACTCATTTAATTATCCTTGTTGTTCTAATATAGCCATCTCAGCTTCAATACGAGCTTGGCGCTCAGCTGCAGTTTCAATATCAGCCTCAAGAACAAGATCGTCTTTAGTTCCTGTAATAGGCTCTCCTGCTGCTAGTTTTCGTTGGACTTCTAAAGAAACGATCTCTTCAATAGCTATACGACAGCGCTCATGTACAGCGTGTTGAATCCATTCATTTTGATCTATTGCAACTGCAGATAATGCTTTGTCTTCAGCTTCTGTTAAAGATATTGTATATGTTTTCATATTATTAACTTTCTAATTTTCCTGTAAAATGTATTCTATAACCACTAGTTGTAGTAGAATTGGTTGCACCAAATCTTAATTCCACATAGTCTAATGCGGCTAGTGGTAAAAT